GCCTGCATTTCTATTGAGTGGGAGCGGTTCAAGCATGTTGTTTCGCTTACGAGGTTTGTTTCGTTTTGGTTTGTTTTTCCTGCCACCTTGCTTTGCAGCTGGGGGTGTAGGAGTTTTTGGAGTTTTGTTTTTCTTCGCCATTTAACGGGGAGCCCTTCTTGGCGTGAAGCGACTGTACATCACTGTGACCGTGTGGTCCAACCGTGCAGTCTGTCGGCATTTAGGCATACGCCACTTAGCACGGAACTATTAAGCCTTGCGGCACCGTTTTGGTTGGTTTATAACAGCAACCCCCTGGTGGTTTTAGTCCCCACCTGGACATACACCTGTTATACTCTGGTGAGAGTGTGCTTAACCTGCACGGTCCTGCTACCACACCTGACTATCACCAACTTGGCCATCGTTCTCACCAGTTTTGACTTCATAGTAATGAAAGACATAATTGGTGAGGCGCTCTTCTATGGCTAGTTGGAGGTCCGGCGGGCAATCGAATGCAAGGTCAAAGGATGAACGTGTCTGTTCATGGATGACACTTATTTTGTCATCCATTCCATGTGCTAGGTAATCTGCGCCACAGTTATAAGAAACCGAGCGAGTGGACCCCGTACCACGTCCAATTGCTAAATACCATGCTTGTGCGATTGGGATCCCTGAGGTGAGCGCTAGCCCACACCCCATCGTTGCACCACGGTACGCGTCAAAGTCAGCCTGGTTGCGAATAGGCAGTATTGTTATGCTGTCTTTTACCATTGCTGTTCTAACATCGCGTACCATGCGATACCCATCCGGTGTCCACACAGGGTGGCACTGGCAGAATTTTAGTTTCTCGAGGACGATTGCTCGACCCTCAAGTTCCATCTCGATTCCATATGTAAGGAAAAACGGTGAGAGTGCCGTTTCCACTGTATCGAGATACTCCCTCTCAACTATTAGGGAACAATCGTCACCATTGTTGACGAGTTCAATGTGTATATTTGCTGGTGTTGCGAGCGACGCTGCCACCAACATAGTTGACACATTCTGGATAAATAAAAACATGAGGCCACACATAATTATCACATTACCCAAACCAGTATTCATATCGCCAGACATGCGATTACCATGTAGTGTATATTTAACGTAACCATCTTTAGCACGCCCGTAACATCGGTTTGTCAACTGCCACCGCAACAATTTGCGTAGGAGGTTGATTTCATCAGTTGTACAGTGGCGTTTAAACAGTGACAAGTAAACACTATGTTCAAACTTAAGCAACAGGACAGAGATATGTTGATCAAATCTCTTTGCGTCCAACCGAATCGCGACAGGGTTCTTAAAAGAGTTCCACTTATCAGCAATTTGTATGCCTTGGTCTGATGCATTCAGTCCCTTCATAACCGTCTTAGTTAGGGACGAATTTGGTAACTCATGGAATAACTTATTAATCCCAATGAATATTTTATGTTCGTTTGGTTTAAGGAATCTGCCCAATTGTGCATTAAAGCGCGGAGTACGCGCTTGTATCGCACGAGGGTCTTTGGATTCCAACAGTTGAATTGCATTGTCCGTATAACCGAGACTCACAACAATTTTCTCAACCTTCATGTGCATTTGTATGTGCGCGTCCTCAGCCCGTAATGGATCTACCGCCAAAGAATCTACCGCACGCTGATACACTTTTCTCTTCGACCCAAAGTACATACCCGGAATTATCTCCAGAGCGCAAGGGGGGTTGATACGGGTGCATCGACGTAGGGCTGTCTTAAATGATGACAGTAGTCGGGTATTGTTTGTAATAGGTTTGACACATGTAATTAACTGGTGTCCTTGCCACGTACAAAAGCAGCGCGTTATCACGGCGCGTTGCATATTAATTAGACATCGTTTTGCTACCAGCACAACTGCCGGGAATGCGAG